AGCACGTTACCTACGTTTCCTGCAGCCGCAATGGCGTTTGTCACGTTGGCATACAAACCAATGATGTTACCGCGTATATCCGAGCTCGACACGGAGGGTGGGGTATATGCTACTCCTGTCAATAGTGACCCATTTCCAACAAAGAAGTTTCCAATTACATTTCCAAGAATGTTGACTTGTCCGCTTGCGGCGATGTTGCCACCCACGAGGAGCACGTTACCTACGTTTCCTGCAGCCGCAATGGCGTTTGTCACGTTGGCATACTCGCCTATTATGTTGCCACGGACATCAAGAGATTGGACACCGGAAGCAATGACGCCGGTCAACTGGGAGCCGTTTCCGATGAAGAAGGGGGCTACGACGTTGCCGAGGGCGTTGACTTGTCCGCTCGCAGCAATGTTGCCACCCACGAGGAGCACGTTGCCCACATTTCCGGAAGATGCGATGACATTTGTCACGTTGGCATACTCGCCTATTATGTTGCCACGGACATCAAGAGATTGGACACCGGAAGCAATGACGCCGGTCAACTGAGAGCCGTTTCCGATGAAGAAGGGGGCTACGACATTGCCGAGGGCGTTGACTTGTCCGCTCGCAGCAATGTTGCCACCCACGAGGAGCACGTTACCCACGTTTCCTGCAGCCGCAATGGCGTTTGTCACGTTGGCATATTCTCCTATGACATTGCCACGGACATCAAGGTTTGCAACCAAAGGAAGCGATGTCAGCAGCCCGGTCAACTGGGAGCCGTTTCCGATGAAGAAGGGGGCTACGACGTTGCCGAGGGCGTTGACTTGTCCGCTCGCAGCAATGTTGCCACCCACGAGGAGCACGTTACCCACGTTTCCTGCAGCCGCAATGGCGTTTGTCACGTTGGCATATTCTCCTATGACATTGCCACGGACATCAAGGTTTGCAACCAAAGGAAGCGATGTCAGCAGCCCGGTCAACTGAGAGCCGTTTCCGATGAAGAAGGGGGCTACGACGTTGCCGAGGGCGTTGACTTGTCCGCTCGCAGCAATGTTGCCACCCGCTAGGAGCACGTTGCCCACATTTCCGGAAGATGCGATGACATTTGTCACGTTGGCATATTCGCCTATGACATTGCCACGGACATCAAGGTTTGCAACTGCTGGGAGTGAAGTTGATGCGATACCAGACAGCTGGGAGCCGTTTCCGATGAAGAAGGGTGCTACGATGTTGCCGAGGGCGTTCACTTGTCCAAAAACTGCAACATTCCCAGGGGCCGTGACATTTCCGATGATGTCGAGGTTCGCAGCGGTTGGAAGGGTGCTTGTCACACCCGAGAGCAGTGCACCATTTCCGATAAAAAATTGTCCAGATGTTATGTTACCTGCTACGGATAACGAGGCAAAGCTTATCCCAGGGATCACTGCATTTCCCGTGACTGTCAGATTCCCAACTGTGAGTTGGGGCATAGCAGACCCGTTGCCCAACATACGGATGTTTCCTTTTAGGAAAATAGTTCCATTTGTTGCATTTATCCCACCAAACTGTAAAAGATCTCTTTTGAAATCTGCACTGCTCATTTGTCCTATACTATTATACCGTCATTTTTTTTAAGTTAAAAATGATAACCAGAAGCTATATACTGTCGGAATTGAGGTCTCGCAAGAAAATTAAGACCCTCAGCTTTGATGCAACGGTGCGTAAATTTTGTTTTTAAAAATATTTATAGTGTATAAGTAATATGGAATTGTTGATTTTATCTGGAATAATCGGGTATGGTCTATACTCTTCACAAGAAGGACGAGAGCCTAGACAAGATCGGAATACGTATCGCAGCATTATGGACGGTGGCAACGGTGTAGATGAAGAGTATGACACGAAGCCAACCCAGATGGTGAAGAACTATCGCAAAAAGGCTTCGAAGCGGTGGAAAGAGGCACAGGTTCCCAAGCAGAGCGGGATAATAACCCCAAACCAGAGACCCTCGGAGGTAATGCCTTTCTTTACGTCTGGGAAGACGATGAACACCAACCCTGAGATGAACCAGCGGAGGATGGAGCTCTACACTGGTCAGGTCTTGGACGGTTTCAGCACCTCAGGAACATATAAGCACAAGCAGGAAGCTAACAACTTCTTTGGCATGACTCCCCAAGGCCGCGTTGGGTCTGACGGAACCATTGGTAATATGCCTGGCGACACTGAGTTGCTTAAGGCACGTTCCGTCAACTCTCACCAGCACAATAATGTCATGCCCGCCGAACAGCTCCGCGTTGGTCCCGGTCTTGGCGTCGGTCCCGAGGTCGCAGCAACTGGTGGTTTCCAACAGTTCTATCGCCAGCTCCCTCTCAACGTCAATGACTACAAACTCACACAGTTACCAGGTCGTCTCGTCCCTGGTTCTGGAACCGCTCTTGCAGGAGGAAAGGGAGAGGTCCAGCAGATCCAGAGTGTCAACCACAACCCAGGCGCTCTTGTGCTGCCCTATGACGAACGTCCCTCACTTCCCACAACCAATGGTGCAATCCTCGCCGCCACACAGTATGGTGACGAGCCTCGTGGTTTCTCTGGTCTCAAGCCCTTCGAAAGTTATAGTGGTGTTGGAGAGGCTGATGTGTCCGCTCCTCAGGGTCGTTATGTGGATCAGACTCGTGGGCGCCCGCGCACCGGCGATGGTCAAACAGACCCTATCATCAATCCCAATGGAACATCCGTAGCTGGTGGTGCGGTTGGTGGTTATGTGACTGAGGCTGGGCAGGAGTCATTCACTCTGGACTCTCAACGTGGTCTCATAAACAGGTATCTCATGCCCGCAGGTGTCACTGGCGTTGTCCAGTCTGCAGGTGAGGCGCGCCCAGAGTATGTACCAGAGTCTACTATTCGCGAACAGTACGAGGACACTTACTTCACGGGTCCTGCAGGTGCAACAGGTGGGCAGTTCGCTGAACGTCTAGACGTCCTTGAACTGCAACCAGAGGGGCGTACATCCAAGCGTACCACCCAGAACATGGGTTTCACTCCTGGTGCTGGTCGTGTCAACAACTTTGCCCCCGCCTCCCAGGGCAGTTACGGTCTCAAGAACCATCCAACCTACGACGGCATCCAGCGCACACAGCCGCGAAATGTCAATGCGCAAATTTTCACTGGAGTTGCCGCGGAGGGCGAAGATGACAGATTTGGTACAAAGAGCCCTGTCGAAAATCCGTGGGGAACCCCTGGCAGCCTAAACATTGCGTCAAACCAACTAGCTCATAATCGTATCAACCGCGATGTTGCCAGACCCCAGGCCCTCGAGTTCTCTGCAGGTGATCCTATGAATCAACAGAGATTTAAGCCCACCGCGTGGTCCCCCAATAATGCTGGTGCCAAGAACATATCTGATCTGCCACTTTGGAAGCAAAAACAGCTAAAGAAAAAGTAATTATCTTTTTATGTGTCGATATGATATGCTGTGCGCGCTATGTTTCCTTGTCATTTGACCCTGGTATTTTCAAGGACATAAAAGAAGGCAAATTTAGTAAATCACCAAAAACAAAACAAAATGTTCATCGCCTTACCAAATGACATTGCTCGCCACATCGCCAAGATCGCCATCAATGAGAGAAATGAGGATGTGCTCGACCAGATCAGGAACACTGTGGCGCAAGTGATGGAGTTTGCTGCCACGGACAAGTGTGGTTTTGTGGAGACCCCTCTTTTTGATGGTTCAAACAAAATTCTTCGAATCACCCAGTTTAACAAGAACACGCTGCTTGCTTCCCGTGGCATGACCACTCTGACGATTACTTTCTGGATACACACCGAGGAGTTTGAGCTCACAAAGCATATCTATGCTACACCCGACGGCAAATATGAAGAAGAAAATGACTATTCCTTGTATGTTGTTGACAAGCAAGGAAAGTATGGAGACATTGTGGCCGAAGTGTTTGGTCACATCTTTACAGATGCCATCGTGTATTAATTCAGTTCCCGGTCACTGCGGACGCATTGAACTGGAAGTATTGTACTTCTTAGCATGCTTGTATAAATTTGTCATTTGATGTCATTTGTCTTATATCGACACTTTTGATATATAAAGGAAGTGATTTTCATAATCAATATGCCACGATTAAAACAATGGTGGTCGAGGAAAACCCAGGAACTCACACAGATACTCCCTTGGGAAAAAACAATCACACCTCTCTTTCAAAATGATGCGAATATCAAAAAGGTCCTTCGCACAAGAAAGGTGAAACTGAACCCTACTAAGGAACAAAAAATCCTTTTGAGGAAGTTTGCGGACGGTGCCAGATATTCTTACAATGCCGCTGTATCATCAGTCGATGACAAAACGCATAATGCGAATAAAATAGAACTTCAAAACGCTTTGGTGTCTTTGAAGTCAAGAAATGGCGAATACAACTCTTTTTTTCAAAAACGCAGATGGCTTTTGGCAACTCCTAAAGTGATACGGCATCAAGCAATATTTGAAGCGGCAAAGAACTATAAGGCAGCATTTACAAATCTTAAAAACAAAAACATCACACATTTCAAAATAACTTTCAAGACGAAGAAACACCAACAACAAAATGGGTTCTCTCTTGGCATTGGGAAGTATCTTAAACACAAAGATGGTGTCCTCACGGTGTTG